GTTATATACTGGTCAACCTATCGATTTTCAACGCGATTCAAAGCCCATAGGATAATATATCCTTTGCCTTGTCAGTGTTTAAAAGAGATTGCTTATTTAGTCGTGACCAAGTCGTGACCTATAAGAAAAAACTCGACCCCAACGGGGGGGAACACGAACGCTTGCGTACTAGATAAGACCATTCACATTTTTTTATCGAAACTTTTTAAGCGCGTCTCTAACGCGTCTTTATCGCTTTATAAACGCTATACCCCCTACCCCTATGTTAGACCTTTTTATCGCGCCTTAAAACGCCTCTTCATAGCCTTCATCTTGATCGTCATCGTCCCAGAAGTCGTCATCCATCTCGAACTCCACATCCATCGAGTTTGATTCGAGTAAATACTCCATCTTTATCATCTCTAACACCCCGACTATAGTCGCATGATTAAGGTCAAATTCGTCACGAAAGCGTTTTACCACGTTTCCTACCTCGTAACAAAACGCATCTGTTTGTTCGTTGATGTCCATAGGTTTAGGTAATAGTCGTAAATTTAAGGGTTGACGTTTTGAAAAACGCGATATAATCCTATTTATAGGACGCCTATAGCGTGTCTTGGTATATACGCGTATATAACGCGATTCACAGATCGAAACGGACGTATTTATATCGCAAGTTACTAGTACTGATGATTAAGAAAGGTACTAGTAAGAAATCACGAGTAAGCTTTAACGAAACGTTTAACAAGTCCTTTATATCGTCCTTCATACGTAAACGTTAAACCGCGTTAAAATCGATTACATTGTATGTCGTCGTTTATATCGCGTGTTAAAGCGTAGTCATCCAAGTAGTACTACTAGTAGATTTATTGTTGATCTTGAAAGCGGCGTTTTTAAAACGTTCTAATTCTTGGTCTAGTAGTTCTGCTTTTCTATCGTTCATTTTCAAGTCCGCGTTTACAGCCATTTGTTCGACCCAGTATCCACAAGCCATACAAAGCGCATCTAAACGGTCGTCTTGAATAAGAGCGCCTTTATCGCGTGTTAAACGTGTTAGTTGGTACATCAACATGTACCTAGATTGTTGCTCAATAGGGTAAGAAAGAGCGCTTTGATAATCGTCTTTTATGACCTTTGAATCGACTATTAATTTGTGTCTATTAAGTATCGGTTCAAGTGTGTCTACGATACGTTTTTCTTTTTGTATGTGGTGTCTTACTTCGTTGATCGTAACGGGATGAATCGCGTTTATAACGGGCTTAAAGAGTTCGGTAAACATTCCGTCTCCCATGTTCGACTCAATAATGATTTCGTTGACCTTGTATTGCTTTGCGATACGAGCGAGTTGATTCAAGACGTTTTCCCCGTATCCGCCTTTAATGCCGTTACAAGCGTGAACAAACAATTGACCGTTAAGCATCTTAACGACGCTATAAGCGGTTTCATCCTTACCCCGACCAGCAGGGTCAATAGACATGACTGAACCTGTGTACTCGATCAGATCGCCGTTGGTGTCCAATGGACGAAAGAACTTATCGCCGTTAAAGCCTACATTCGGAAGGTCTTCTGTTATTTGTTGTGGACCAGCGGCATAGACATACTTTTCATACGCCAGGTCGTTGTCCAGTTCAGTAACGATTAAATCATTGATCTTTAACGGGTAACGATCAGCGTCGCTTAATCGCGGGTTAAGCATGAACTGAAGAGCGTACCCGCTTCGTCCGTAACTCAACCGTCTTTCTTCGAGATCAAGGTCGGTAAAGCGTAATGGTTCTGTTGTCTTACCGATGTTGTCTTCAGTAGTGTTATCGACGATAAAGGGCGATACAGCGCCGTTATAGATCGTTTGGACGTGATCCAAGGGTATGTACTCAGATTGCCACACACGGGCGTTATAGCCGCGTTCTCGAAGCTTAGAATAGATACTGTCTTCGCATTGGGGTGTACCTAGAAAGATGATACGACTACTATCAAGTGGTTTAACAATCGCTTCAAACTCTTTGACTTGTTCATCGAGCTTATCGCGCATTCCTTGGGTAGCACTGTTGTTAGGTACTTCGATGTCATCGGCAACGATTATGTCAGCACGTGACCCTGTAAGCTGGGACGTGATACCAAGTGACTTGACCGAAGGCGCGTGTGAAGCGGGTGCTAAACCGACGTCAAAGCTTATCTTACTGAACCGTTGACCATCACGTGGTTTAAGACCTTGTAAAACGGGAATGTCGTTTATGATCTTCAAGGTGAACGTTGAGAAGTCGTCGGAACGCGATTTAGACGCCGACACAACAAGTATGTTCTTGGTAGGGTCTAGTAGTAGTTGATGTACTACATATGCACTACAAATCCACGATTTACCGACGCCTCGAAACGCCATGATGACGGAACGTTTTGGACCGTCTTGGATGAAGTTAGCGATGTCGTATTGGAGAGGTGTTGGATCGGGAAGACCCAAGTGTTTCCAAACGACGAACAAGAAGTTACGAAAGTCCCGAAGTTCGGGTGGTACGTTACTTGTCACTACTTTGCTTGTCTTATCGCTTCCTTGTCTTCGTCACTATCGTCAAACGGTAGGACTTCTGCAAGCTTACCCAGAGGCGATCCCTGTTCGCTTAAGCTGACAACATCGTTGTCTTTAAGTAGCTGTCTAGCGCCGTTTAAAAGCGCCGCATTGTACTCAGCCGCACCGACCTTCATCTCCGTTATAGCTTGGGTGTAGGTGTCTGCGATGAGTACCTGTAGGTTTTCTAGTTGTTCTCGTTTCTTCATAAGTGTTTATGTTACGATTGTTATGTCGTTAAGGCGCGCTCCCACATGGTAAAGGGACACATCGACGTACAAATCGTTTCCATTGGTTAGCGTTGGTTCGGTGTAAAAGGTTACATAGTCCTGTCCCGCTCCTACAGCTTCCTTGCGTTGATAGTGAATCTCGTTGGTAGATGCGTAGTGCCTTATTCTGAACCAATCACCTGGAGATACGCTTTTACTGCCTATTGTGTTAGTTGCAAAATTTATATGCAAGTAAGGCGAATCTACATCAAAATCTGTATCGCTGTATTTAAGACCGACCCTAACACTTTTAGCGACCCATTGGAACTGTACATAACCATCCGAGTTACCATCTATTTTTTGTACTGACGAAGCTCCTGCGTTCCAACCTCCTGTGCCGCTTATTTTTTCTAAACCACCTCCAGCATACGCTTGGACTGTTCCTCCACTTATTGCTCCTTGAAAGATTGAGATAGAACCGAACTCTCGTAAACCGTTGACTGTGCTTACCTTAAATGCTGATGTATTAGTTTGCGTAGTATATTCAGCGTATTCATCTGCTCCGAATACAGTAAAATCATTATTTAGATCAGCTTGTCCATTAGCTTTTATAGGAATAAATTTTATATCATCATCGCTCGTAACTTTAATAACTAATCTAGTTCCTGAAGCGATGTTCTGAGAAAATGTTTGTTCGATAGCAACTTGACCTCCTGAACCTTTTATAATGCCTTGAGCTAATTTAGTTTGATTGAGTGTTCCGTTTTTTACGGTCCAATTGGTAGGCACTTTTTCAACCACTTCCCAATTGACACCTCGATGACTAACCCATGCCATATTACCGCTTGTGATTTCAATATTTGCTTTCCCATTTCCGACATGGTATCGATGCATTTCGTATACTTCACCTTTAGTCATTCCGTCTCTGTTTTTTAAAGCAATAACAAGAGGACGATTCGTAGATGCAAAAACATAATGGGTGTTATGGTTTCCGTTTGGACTGGTAGGAAAAGTATAAGAAAGATTTTCAACATAACCTAATTGCGAAAAGTCTCCATTTACTAACTTCTCGCCACTTAAGTTTATCTCCGTAAGATTCGTCCAATTAACGGCGTTACTAATTCCTTTGATACCAAGAGTTTCTAACGCTGTTACACGATTTGTAAGCGCTGTCATATCCGACTCCATCGTGGACATCTTCGTGTCCTTCTCGCTTTTATCGGTTTCTAACGCCGCTATCTTCGTGTCTTTAAGCGCCTTATCGGTTTCTAATGTGTTTATACGTGCTTCTTTGAGGTCAACACGCGAGTGGGCGCTATCCACCTTAACGTTGTTATCGTATATTATGTGATAAGGTACGACGGGTTGTGGTCGATGGTGTGGCATAACTAACACTTCCAGCGTCTAAGCGCTAAAGCCTTTCGTGTGGGTCGTCCTTTACTATCTTTCATCGGTCCTTTGACGCCACTCATACGCGCACAAAACGATTTCTTACGCGGACCGCCTTGGGGTTGTGGTGCTTTAAGGTTACTACCTGTTTTAGCGTTGTAGTACTTACGTCCTTTTGCTGTTAAGCCGCCTTTCTTGGACTTGTGTTCCTTACGTAGTGATACTCCTTTACGACTCATTTCTTAGGAAAACCTTTCTTCATATTACCGTAGGCTTTAGGTGATACAGTTGATTTGCTTTTAGGGCGACTAATACCGAGCTTACGACGTCGGTTAATGTTTGCGTATAATCCTTTTTTCTTTTTCATCTTTTCATTATCATCTCCATGAGACGATCTAATTTACTGTTAATTTCTTTTACTGTTGTTTCGAGTCCACTCATGCGATTTTCAACCGCTGTGTCGCGTTCTCTTTGCGTTGCTAATTCGACTTCAATCTTCGTTAATCGATCCTCGTCCTTGTCGAGTCTATCGGCGAACTTCTTGAATATCCAACCAAACACGCCAATAGCGATTGCCAAAGCCGTGTCAAGGAAGTGGGAGATTTGTTCGGTCATTGGTATTAGGCGGCTATTTCGGTTATAGTTAAAGTTGTAGCTCCAACGCCTCCCAATGTTTGACTTCCACCGTTACCATTAATTGTAACAGTTCCAGAACCTTGTATACCGATGCGTATTTTAAACGTCGTTGCAGAAGTTGTACCCGCCGTCATGTAGTGACTAAACGGCAAGGCACACGCTCCACCTCCTACTGGACAGTAGTTAGCAGTCGCCGCAATCGCGTTTGCAGTTGAGTCTTGGAACAACGCTCCAGCGATCCAAGTCGCAGAAGAACCGCCAGCTATCGTGCTGAACTCGATAAGTAGTTTGTTAGATGCGTTAGCGGGCGTTATAGACGCGGTAAGTATTTCATCTCCTTCGGTGTTCTGTGGGATTGTATTGTCGTTTGGCATCGCAGTAGTACCTGTCAGGACTGTGCCTATAGATGCGTTTACGACTTGTAATACTTTTCCACCGCCTCCGATGTTTGTTAAAGCTGATCCGTCAACCGCTGGTAGCTTTGCCGTACCGTCGAGTTGTACGACGTTGTTAGCCGATGTACCGACGTCTAAAGGTGCTGACGTTCCAATCGATGAAGAAGTTAAATAGGTAGAACCAGCGTCTAAATCTGATACCATGCGAGAATGTGTCTGCGTAATTGCCATATATTGTGGTGGTTTAAGTTTTAATTCTAAGTTCGCCTGTAGCTGTTTTATAAACGTTATTAGCGACTAAACCGCCAGTACCCGCCGCTGAATCGTCAGCATAAGTAGGTAATCCATATAACGAAAGAAGACCTGTAGTATCGAGAGTCAACCAAGTCGTACCAAAAGTTAACCCTGCATCATCCGTTGACCAGATTCTGAACAAGCTACTCGACGATTGATTATCGATTACCCAACGAGAACCGCTCGAATTAGAACTGCGCAATATTAATTCACCACCTTCGGGAGTTCCTGTTTGTCGATCTTTTGTTGATTCCAAAGCTCCGTGTATTACTAAGTTCCCGAGCGTGTAAGCCGTAGTAGGTTCTTGAAGTACGCCGTCAATTGCCACTTCATAAGCTTCTGCTGTTGCCAATGTAATACCAGCACTAAAGGTAAAGGTCGCGCTTCCCGCGCCTGTAAACGTCGTTTTGACGGGTAACGTCGAAGAAGCTGTAACTGTGTTACTGATCTGTGTATCGACGTAGTTCTTCGTTACCGCGTCTTGTACGAGTGTTGGATCGGCAACATTAACAACCTTTAACGTTTTAGCGTCCCATACTTCGGGGTTTGCACCCGCTTGTTTCTGTAAGGACTGCTGGTTCAAGTTACCTATTTCTTCGTTTAAATAAAGATTGTGACGATACGACTTGTCGAGATCCGTCTCAGTTAACACAGAACCGTTTACAAAGTCTACGAAAGGCGCGTCTGAATCGGCGTTTGAATCGCGTCTAATACGCACGACTCCCGACGTTACAGGCGTGTTTAAGGAGACCTTGTTAGGCGATCCAGCAACAATCGAGTATGTCGAGGTAGCTTGTATTACACCGTCGATTTCAACGACGATATGAGCTTCTTCGAGGTATTCAAATGTAATATTGAAAAGCGACGTCGAGGTCGAGACTGTGTAATCTTCAAATGTGTTAGCCATGATTTATGATTCTTTATATGTTATTGATTAAGTAATGGACGAAGGGAAGGCGATACCATATCAGACGGTAGTTCTTCCCCTTCTATTTGCTTTTGCTGTAATTCGCCTTGGTAATAGTATTGATCTAAGAGTTCGGGATATTCATCAATAAGTTCCCCAAATGCTTGTTCTCTATATTTATACAACACGTTATTAATTGTTTCCTTTTGTAAATCTCTTAAAGGCGAACCAGATCGTACTCTAGACATCTGTTGAAAGTCTGGGTTTTCATACGCTTCGATTACAGCTTCTTTAACGTCAGATTGCGAGTATATTTGTTTCCAACGATCATAAAGCGACTGCTTAGTCCCTGGAACTTTAATATCTTTTAAGTCTAATCCTGGAATCTTTTTATCCGAAGGAGGAAAGTCATAACGCCCTTGTATCTCATTTATAATCTGAGACGCTTTATCGGTCGTTGTTTCGGTAATAGCCAACGGACTAATTGAGTTTACTTGACGCTGTAGCGAACTACCCGCTGATTTTACGACCTGTCCAAACGCATCTCTTTTAGGATCAAGCGTTTCTGCAAATCCAGGAAGACGATTTAACAACGCTTCAAACGGTCCATTTACTTCGCGCATAATTGGATCATTACTACGATTAACAGCGTTTAAAACGGCTGGTGTATTTCCTCGTGCTAGTTCTTCAAATAATGAACCTATCCAATCAGCGCTATCCCCGAAGGCTTGTCCGCTAGTTAAAGCTTCTAATGCACTTCCTACAGTTTCTAAATAACTCTTCTGTCCAACAGCGTTTCTAACGGCAAGCATCGCCGCAGTAGCTATTGCTGTTACAGTATCTTCGGGCATGTCGTTATCTTCGCTTAATCTTAATAAGTCAGCAGATAAACCTGTAATTGTAGCTAACGGGTCAGCGCGTTGAAGACTTATGTATTTATCTCCAGGTTGATCGCCTTGGCTGTCTCCAGTTTTCCACATACGTTGAGCGGCGGTTATGTTGATAGAGTTAGCTTTCCAACCTGTGTTCTTTTTGTTCTGTAGTTCTTTGTAATCACGCGGTCCACTTCCTGTTATGATCTGTTGGTCGGCTAAATATAAAGCACTAGACCAAAGACCCGCACCTACCAATTGCCTTCCTCTTGCTTGAGCGCGTATTAACGGATTGTCGCTGTTTAATTCAGCTTTACTACGCGCCCACAGTCTACCAATTATAGGCGTCTGGGCAAAAAAGCTTGCTGATCCAGCGGCTTCTTTAAAGATGTTAACAGGTGTCTTAATAAACGGCATAATGTACTGCACGATAAAATGTTTGTTACGATAGTCTTGTACAGTTGAACCCAGACTTTCAAACAATCCATAATCTTTACTCAAGTCTTGTTGAAATGTAATGCGGTCACCAAAGTCACGCAGATACTCCATCTCGCTTGAAAGTTTATCAGTCCAGTTATCTTTTATGTGTTTTTCTACAAATTCAACCGCTTCATCGCCTTCTAAACCTTGTTCACGTGCCTGAGTAACGGCTTCCATGTTAACGTCTTCTTTTGTTTTATAGCGCTGACCATCAACAAAATAGCGTGACATTTTACCTTCGATGTATTCATCAAGCTTACCTACAGGAGCGTTACCAGACTTAATAAGTTGATTATATTCTTCAGTCAGTAGCGACTTAACTTGCGCTTTTGCAAATAAGTGACGATAAAACTCATCTTGAAAAACAAGACCTTTAGGACCAAACGCTACAAGCTCACCGAAGTTTTCTATCGACTCACCTAAAGCGCCTTTGATGCCTGTTTCTTCCATCGACAAAGCTTTACCGCCTATCTTCTCGTAATGAGAGTTTAAAGCCATTTGACCTTTAGAGTTCTTAGCCGCAACTTTCGCCGCGTTATAAGCGTCGGGTAATGAAAACAATAAATTCTTTGCCGTGTTTATCGCCATTCTTGTAGGTTGTAGGTTACCTGTTTTAGGATAGCGCATTAAACCGCCTATAGCTTGGTTAGACAACGAGTATAAACTCATCAAAGTATTACCCATGAACGCCGCGCCTTGGGTCGTTGGAGCGCTTAACATCATGTCGTAACGCAATTCAACGTAAGCTTCTTTGATCTTTTCAAACGGACCTTTACGACTTATCTCTAATAAGCGACCAAGTTTAGCGGGGTCACGAACAAGTCTAAGCTCATTCATAAAACCACGAAGCGCTTTAAGACCTCCAAGTTTTTCTAATTGTTCTTTTAGTTGTTCGGGTTTTAAATCTTTCGAGTATTTAGTAAGTTCTCCTGTAAGTTCTTTTTCAACCTTTCGCGATTGTTTCTCCATTGTACTTACAACAGCGGCGATTTGATCGCGAAATACCTTACGGCTCTGTAACAACTTACCAGCAGAACTTCCTATCGTACCTGACGCTTCAGCAAACTCACCAAGGCGATCTAAGTCAGCCATTAAATCGTTTATGACTTTTGGATCGTTAAAGTCCAACCCGCTTGCCATCTTTTTATTCCATTCTTTAAACGCGTGGAAAGTCATAGAATCAGCAACAACAGTTTTAAATATTATATCTTCTGATTCTTTTGCGATCTGCTTCGAGTAATCTAACGGATCAACTGAAGGGTCGAGTTGACTACGCAGTTTAGCCGCTTGTTCAATTAAAGATTTTTTATCGGTCTTAACGCGACGATTCTTAAAACCTTGTTCAACTTGTTCTAAGACAGCCGCCATCGAACGTTGTATATCTTCAGCGTCAGTAAACGCTCCAATGTTAACAGGTAGAATGTCGGTCTTACCGTCGATAAAAGCTGTCAAGTCATCGTCGCTCATATTCATGCGATCAAGCGCTTCGATCTTCTGTTCGTCGGTAAGTTTAGAAGGCGCTTTAGGGGCGGTAACTTCGGGTTGTTCGACGGTAGGTTCTGACGCTTTAGGCGCGTCTCCTTCGGGTCTTAACACCGTGTCTTCGCCGACCTTCGGTTGTTGTTGGTTAGCCTTTTGGAAGTCGTCAAACTGTTTTAAAATCTTATCTTTTTCTTCTTGTGCCTTTGCTCTTAAACTTTCGATGTATTCTTTATCGGTTTTAGATACGACGGTTAATTGTTCGGTTAAGTCTGCCTTTTCTTTCAGTAAAAGCTTACCCATCTCTCCGTCTTTAAGCTCTGGACTTCTTTTAAACAAGTTATCAATTCTTGTAATACGTTCAGCTACAGCGCCTTCCATACGTTGTTGTATCTTCTGTGCATCGCTTGTAGACACGCCCATACGATTAATCATACTTGACGCTTCAATACGTCCTAATCCAGAGCCTATACTACCGCCTATTACGCTTCCAAAACCTATTTCAAAAGGACTCAAGTTTTCTCTACTTCCTTCCATCATTTCTAACGACTGACGGAATAAAGCTTCACCACCACCCATTAAAGCGCCTTCAGCGCCTCTTACAGCTACTGTTCCTAACTTACCTAACTTGGCGACTTTAGCGGCGCTAAAACCTGGAATAGCAGAGAACGCTCCCGCCGCCGCACCTTCGGGTATGTTGTAGTCAGCTTCAGGGTCTCTTATTTTTTGAGCGCCGTAGTTTGAACCTAATCCACTTGCTAATTGAATACCGATGTATCCCGCCCAACCAAGCGGTCCACCAGCTAATAGAGGAGAAGCGGCAATACCCGTCGTCATAGGCGCGCCTACTTCGAGAGCCATCGCGCTTCCTTCGCGCCACAGGTTTGATGCTTCTTCCGTTTCGGGATCAACATAAGGTTTTTCGTTACGTGGCTGAGTGGAAGTACTGTCAGCGTCTCGAAACTCAGGCAAGCTATCAAAAAATAATTTATCAGACATAATTAAAGTTGTTTATTTATATAATCGTTAAGGAAAGCTTGTCGTCCATTTTGGTCTTTTTCATCAAACCCCATCTTAGTTAATATGTTAGGAATTGTTTTTAGGTCATTCCCGCTGTTGTAGTTTTCAAAATCAGTAGATGTTAAACCGATATTAAAATTACCTGTTTTTAAACGCTCTTTTACACGTTCTTCAATTTTAAGTTCTAAACTGCTGTATATGTCACCCGCTCCTTCGTCTATTTTCTTGTATAATTCATCGGGTGTAATGTTCGGTAACTGACTTATACGATCTCTGTAGCGTCGTAACTCGTTACTCCATAGAGATTTAATATCAGCGCTTAACACTTGTAGGGCTTGCGGCGCAACGTTTTTCGTTTTAGGAAGTCCAAGCAGTTCTTTAACGTAGTTCGTGTCTTTATTATTAATAGGAATACTACCTTTAATCGTCGTGTTACTAAAATCTGTTTCAATTATATCCGTGTAATCACGCACAGCGAATCGAGACATAACATTCTTTTGAAAGTCAGTTTCGTTACCGTTAGCTTTTAATAGTTCTTTATAATCAGTAAGTGACAACTCGTCTTTATAACTTTCTAGATTGTCGCTTACATCAAGACCTAATTCTAATTGTTTACGAATCTCCGCATACACGTCAGGGTTAGTGGCAACATTAGCTTCGCTTTCTCTGTTATATGCTTTATTCGCTTCTTCTCGCATCTGTGCAATTAAGCGTTCTGCGTCTGAAGGTTTAACGTTATTCTCGGTAAAGGCTGTACGAACACGTGTTGACCAGTCGTTTAAAAACGCATCTGTTATTGGTTCATCGTTATTTAAACGCTGTTGGAACTCAGCTTCAAAAGGTTCTGATACGTTTGTTTTATTCGTGTTATAACTCGTAATAGCCAAGTTAGTGAAATATTGACCGTTAGATAATATACTGCGTTCAAGCTCATCTAAACTGTTTAAGATTTCCGTGTTAGCAAACTTTGCTCCCTTATCGTTAATCTTCCAGTTCTTTAATTCCATGACCTTTTTCATCGCGCCAGCCGTGTTACCTTGTTCAACCATATCCGTAATGGCGGGCTTAAATAAGTTATCAAGTGCGTACTTACGGCTACCTTTAAAAGAACCAGCACCGTCGTCTATCCACTCTTTAAACACAGGGTCGTTAATGTCGAATTGATTACGCGTCCAAGCGCTTACTTCGTCG